ATAAAAACAATTTTTTAGTTATATTAAAACACAATGGTAAAGTACTTAGAGAAATAGATGGTGTAGTTACTGTTCCTTTTGGTTCAGACTACACCATTGTACTAAAAAACTATGATTCACGTAGAGCGGTGGTATCTGTGGATATTGATGGCCTATCTGTACTAAATGGTAACCAGATAGTTGTTCCGGCTAATGATATAGTAGAATTACAAGGTGCCTTAGACAATTTAAGTGTAAATAATAAATTTAGATTTATACAGAAGACTAAGGCTATATCAGATTTTAGAGGAGACAGGCTAGATGATGGCATAGTTAGGGTAGAGTATACTTTTGAAAAACCATCGATACCTTATAGAGATTTTATTAAAGAGTTGTCGGGCTTTAAATCAAGCTATGACGTGATAGGTTATAGAGCAGGTGTAGCTGGTGCTTCTAATACATATAGTTCATCTGGTATAACTGTAAAAGGAACCCCAACAAAACAAGATTTTATAACAACACATACGGGTATTTTAGAGACACAGTCATATGTTATTACACTTAAATTACAAGGATGTGATGAGTTTAAACGTGAAGTAAAAACACCTATAATGACTAAGACCAAAAAACAATGTCCTTCCTGTGGAAAACGTTGGAAGTCTTACATAAAATACTGTGGTAGTTGTGGTACATTCCTATAATGAGGTTTACATATGCTGGTGGCTGAATTAGTTTTACGTAAATTACAAACACAAGATGAGATTAAAGAGTTAGAGAACTACATAAGTAGGCTACAAAATATTACTGGTGACAGAGACAGTCTGTCCAAGATGTATAAAGAATGTATTATAAAGTTATTTAATTTATACGATCAATTACAAAGCCAAAAAGTTGTATTAAAGAAATGTAATACTGATAACCATATAATTGTTGACAGTAATAAAATTAATATAACTGATGCTTTAGAAATAGCAGCTACTTTGGAAAGTAGGTTAAATTTATACACTACTTTAATAAATAGTGATACTATGCACATTGATATATTATCTATAATGAAAGACAGGGCTAGTTTATTAGAAGACTACTTAAAATTAATTCGTTACATAAAAGCTAATGATTGGAGTACCGAAGTTGGTTGATAGATATTGGGTAAAATTAGAAGATTTTGATATTAGATGCGTTTGCAAAGACAAACATTGCATTGATAATACTATGTGCAAGGAGTACTTAGTTAAATTGCTAGAAATAGATAGACAAGATAATTCAATGGATGATTGGGACAAATCTATTAATAAACTATTTACTACTATAAAAAAAGAAACCGACGAGTTAAGCAAAAGCATTAAAAAGTTAAAAGGATTTAAATTATGAACTTAGTAAATACACTTTTTAAAAAGATAAATAAAATTTGTTTAAATATCAGATATAAAGTTATTTTATTGCTTATACATGATATGCCGGTAATTGTTAATTGTGTTGTTGATAATACAACCCTTGAAAAAAATATACTTGACAATATAGAATGTATCTGCTATAATAACAAAGTAATAAAACCTGAATATCACTACGATACTCAGGTTAGGCAAGACAATTTCTCATCAGGCAGAATAAAAAGGCAAGGTAACTCTTTTTGCTTAACACTCACGTAAGGTTATTTACACAAATGGAAAGTATTAAAGGAAACATTTTAATAGGTATTTCAGGAAAGGCTAGATCAGGTAAAGACACAGCTGGTACTTACTTATATAACAAGATAGGCGCGGTTTATTACAATACATCTATAACCGCTTTTGCCAACATGTTAAAGCAAGAGTTGCTAGAGAAATTTGATTTAAGCCATAATCAACTATATGGTAATTTAAAAGAACAACCTGATGAGCGTTACCCCAAACAAGAAGGTGGTTTTTGGACTCCAAGAGAGATGATGCAATCTTATGGGCAGTTTATGAGATCTTTTGATAAAGACTATTGGGTTAAAGCTTTGTTTCGTAATATACAGGATTTTAGTAAAAGTAACACAATTATTACAGACGTAAGACAACCCAATGAAGTAAAGGCCATCTTAGACAGAGGTGGTTATCATATAAGGATTACAAGAAAAGAAAGGCCCAGGATTCAAGGACAAGATCATGAGACTGAGACTGCCTTAGATGATAACAAGCTAACTATCCATTATACAGTTGCTAATGATGGAACCACAGAAGATTTGTATAAAAAATTAGATTATTTTTTAGAAAACACACTAAACATAAAGGAGACACGAACATGGCAAGCAAAACAATGACACTTTCAATTAATCCTGATGAGGTTATGCATACAAGCATCTCAAAGAGCAAAGAAGGTTACAACTATGCTTCAGTAGTGGCTAAGAAAGGTGAAGGGGAATATATCTCTATTAACTACGAATGGAAAGGTAATGTAATTCCTGATTTTGCTTTTGACTTAATGGGCTTCATTCAATCCAATAAAGAGTCTATTAATAAAGCTGTTGCATCATACACGCAGGAATATGATGAGTTTGTTAAAAATAAATAACATACAATAGTTGGGTGCTAACATGGCTAAGAAAGATACTAAGAAAGGTGGTAAGGGCGGTAAGGGTGGCTGTTAATAAATTTAGTTTGGAGGGTTATTGATCATGCCGATAGATATTAGTGAATTTAGAGAACCTACATTTACAAAATTTCAAGAGCGTTACCCACTAAGTACTGATAAGAAAGACAGATTTATTAAATTTGATGCTTACCCAAGAAATTATAGGGGTGAAGGTGGTAGCTTTCCACAACCGGGTTATAACCCTCACCACCAAGCAACAAAACCAGAAAAAATTAATTTAGAGAGTGATGATTTTACTCTAAAACCAAGGTGAGGATTTAAATGAGTATTACACCAGAGGAAAAAGCAGCAGTATTTGAACAAGAACTAGCATTAATATTCGATCCTTCTGTGAGAGAATTTACACGTTTATGTATTATGTCAGCACCCGACTACGTTTTTTTAGATTGTCCAGCTTCTAGTACTGGTAAATTTCATCCAATTTCTGAGTTGGGGCCTGATGGTACTATACTGCATACAAAGAAAGTATTTACAGTAGCATATGACTTATGTCGTGGTCTGGGTTGTGAAGATAGAAGGGACGAGATCTTATCGGCATGTATCATCCATGATTTAAGAAAGCAAGGATTGGTAAAGTCAGGACATACATCCAAGGCCCATCCTAAACTTGGTGCTGATTTAACAGCAGAAGTTCAAGAAGCCACACAGATATTAGAGGAAGATTCATTTAATATAATTAGAAAGTCTGTGGGATACCATTATGGTCCTTGGTCTACTGGTGAATGGTTAAAACCTCTAAGTGACTACACCCCTGAGGAGTTATGTGTGTATATGTCTGACTACATAGCGTCTAAGAAAACAATAGAAGTTTATTACAAAAGATAACTATATGACGTTTATTAAAACTTATGGTGATATATAATGAATAGTGAGTTTATTAAAGCTTTATCTAAGGGAATAGCCAACGCAAATGTTGGTAAACAGGAATTATCTCCTGGGTCCACTGGTAGACGTTATGAGCCTGTTGGTGGTATTACGCGTCACAACAAACGCATACATGACGAAAGTAAGTTAATGGATACTTACGGTAAATTACCTTTTACATTTTCCAAACCCAAGAAAGATGGTAGACACAAGCTAGTTAAATGTACAAATTGTGGGGTAACTAAGTATGTGAACAAGAACACTGTGGGCATTATATGTTCAAATTGTAAAACATACGCGGCTATTCAGGAGGTAGATAATGACTAAAAAAAGAGGTCGTCCTACTGGATATAGGTTAAGTGACACTAGTAAAATGGCAATAAGCGAATCTAAAAAAGGGCAGTTGCACACACAAGAAACTAAAAATAAAATATCAAGAACGCTAATGATTTATTTTAGACGTCTTAATCCACTGTCAACAGAGCTAATTAACAGATATTGTAGATCTGATGATGACAGCTTATGTTCTTGGATTACCGATATAAGAGAAGAACTCGACGAATTTGAAGATATATTAACTGATAGATCTATGCGTAATACACGTAAAACAGAATTAGTTTATGGAGACAATATAGATTATTTCAGCCATGATTTAACACCAGAAACCATATTATTACTTAAAGAGCGTTGTGCGGAATTAGGTATTGATATAAACGATTATATGGATTTATAATATGGCAGCTGGAAGACCAAAAAACCCACCAAGTGTTAGACAACTCCTAACCGAAATTATGCCTATTGGCGAATTATTCGCCGAAGACGAGCTTAATATCTACACATCCCTAGTAGACATCTACATAAAAGACTTTGATGATGATGAATTATCCGCAAGCGATTTAGATGATGTAATGACCCTGGCCACCAATAAGGTTTTAGAAATCAGGCTACTACGCACCAGTAAAGGGGATGCTAATCGTCAATTAGACATAACAGCCAGTGTAGAGAAATTACGCAAACAAACAGAAAAGATTAAAGAAAGCTTATCTTCTAGACGAAAGGATCGAATTAATCCTAACGAGCACAAAGGATTCTCTATTGTGGACTTAGCTTTTGCCTATGATCAGACCAAGCGTGGTACACTGGAAAGTAAAGTTAGGCAGCTTAAAGAAGAGGATGAGGCATCTAAAAAATTAGTGAGAGAACATCCAGGTAATAAATATGATGTAGATGGACATATTAAAAAAGGTAATGACGAATAATGGCTCGTAAGAAAGGTAGAATGATGGATGCTGTAATGGGACAAGGGCCTATGCTAATAGAGTTCTATCGAAATAATCCCTGTATAGCAGCCTACGATTTATTAGGTGTAGACTTAGCCCCTATACAACGTATAGTATTCGAGGATATGTGGTTTAGGGACTACACAATCACTGTCGCCGGCCGTGGTTTTGGAAAAAGCTTTTTACTTGGAACACTTGCTGCATTGCGTGCTATGCTATATCCAGGGTACAGGGTTGGTTTAGTAGGCCCCTCTTTTAGACAATCAAAAATGATTTTTTCAGAAGTAGAAAAACACTATACAAAATCAGCCATTCTCAGAGAAGCCACAGAAAAGAAACCTATTAGAGGCTCTGATACAGCCTATCTTAAATTTAAATCCGTTGGTTCTAGTAACGGTTCATTCATTGAAGCCATACCACTAGGTAATGACGGTGCTAAAATTCGTGGTTCACGTTTTTATTTAATATGTATTGATGAGTTAGCACAAGTTCCAGATAAGATACTTGATATGGTTCTTCGACCTATGGGCGCCACTAAACAAGATCCTATGGCTAATGTTAGACGCCTTGAACAGATGAGGCTGTTGATCGAATCCGGGTTAGCCACAGAAGACGATTTTGATGATGATCAAGTTAATAAGATGGTAATGACCTCTTCCGGCTTCTATAAATTCAACCATATGTATAGGCGTATGCGTGCCTATTGGGATAAAATCATACAAGAAGGTGAAGAAGATCCAGTGTAATGGTACATCAAATACCTCATTGGTTTTTACCAAAAGGTTTCTTGGATGAGAAGAACATAGAGGAAGCCCGTCGGGTTATGTCTGACCACGAGTTTAGAATGGAATATGAAGCAGAAATGGTGTCTGATTCCGAAGGCTTTTTTAAAGCTTCTATGCTAGAAGCATGTACAAGTAACAGTGGGCACTACTTAGAACTAAGTGGAGATAGTAAGGCTGAATATGTCATTGGGGTAGACCCTAATCAAGGTGGCTCAGCAAGCTGTGGTGTGTCCATAGTTAAATTAGGGCAACCAAATAGAATAGTAAATATGTTAGAAGTAAAGAATGGCACGACACAAGGTATGGTAACTACTTTACAGAGTGTTTGCAAAACGTATAACGTTATTCGTATATATATGGATAAGGCCGGCGGTGGTAAAGCTATATGTGACTTGTTAGAAGAAGGTTATAATGGTGCAACACCGATTATAGATAGAACTAATCCAGATCATTCTCACTGGAAAGGTAAACATATATTAGAGTTAATAAATTTTACTCCACAGTGGATACAAGAAGCTAACTATTCAACGTTATCATTATTTGAAGACAGACTTTTACTATTTCCAGAGCGCATGCCGGACGGGTCTGATCAATTAGATGAACAATACGCAGCCATATATGAACTTAAAAAACAACTACTAAGTATCATACTAACACAAACAGGCAGCGGTGTGCTACACTTTGATACACCCAAAAAAGGGCAAAACAAAGATCTATACTCCTCATTAATACTGGCCGGCTTCGGCGCAAAAGAACTTAGTAAACCTGTGGATACTGTTTTAGATCCTGTACTACATAGCAGTGGTGGTATGATCAGAGAGAGGGCACCCAACTCTTCTTTTAGAGAAATAGCAAAGTCCATCACTAATGTGGCAAGTAATGCTAATATGTCTATGGCCATATTAAAGAAAAAAATAAAGTAACCTCTTATATGGATAATACTTTATTAATAAATTGT